GTGGGAACAATTATATCATCCCCATAAACGTAGACGTCTCTTGATACCTTATAGGCATTAAGAAACGTCACAGGAAGATTGCGTTTCTTTAGTAGAGCCCCTACACAGATAGTGTAGAAGTACATGGACTCTACCGGGAAACACAAGGCACTCCCCATAGACGCAAACTTCTTTAGTGGAAGAATATCTCCACTTGGAAGCTGCGCCGTCTTCGATCTGCATGCAGTGATTGCATCCCGGAGATCCGGTATAGCATCAAACATGCTGATTGCGAGCTCGTAGGGTACGAGATCGCTTGCCATAGAGAGATCCAAAGTTGAATATCTCTTTGACAACGAAGACTCCATCGCTAACCTCTGATTGACGTTTTGTCGCCTGAAATTCAGGTGGCCTCGCGTCAACTTCGAAGTCTCCAGTACATCTACAATGTACCGGGAAAGACCTTGTTGTGTATATTGCATACACACAGGTTCTATCGCGATGATACGAGGTGTTTTGAGAGTCTTTGGAACGGGAATAACCCTTACGGGTTTCTCCTGATCCTCCGGAACAAGCGTCATCTTCTGGAACTCCCCACTATCCATTGCATTCACGTTAGCAAATGCATTGTCTAGAAGGGGGAAGTAAGGTTCCAGACGCTCGTGCCAAACTGAGTTAAGATACTTAGCGTTTCCGTTAAGTCTTTCCCCAGTTGCTCCAGGGCCATGCTTGGGTCTAATATCCAATTGCAGATCAATCTGCAAAGGGAAAGTATTAGACCATAAAGCACGACTAACGTTAGCGAAGTATTCGCTATCGCTCGGAGTAATCGGCCTCTCGAAACTGTGCTCCACCATGGCGAACTGTGCGAGTGCCTTGCGAACTCTGATCGAGCTGCAAGGAACTTTGAGCTTCTTGAAGGCATGGGCAATTTGCCTGATACCTTCAACAGCTTCAATGCTCGGTTCATCATGTAGTCCTCCTGTCTCATCGAACACAAGGTCGAAGAAACCTCGCAGAAATGCGGGGGCCTTCCCCCTCTTCCGAAATGAACGGAAAAGGGTAGGACCTAGCTGGCTGGTAGATAGACTCCTTTCGAAGTCTTTCCCCAACTCGGGAAGGGTTATCGTTAGGAACGACAGCCCCTCGTGTTCGACCCGTGATCTAATTGTTATCAGATCGCGGTTATCGAGTGATAGGCCAACACACTTGGCTACTGCATCTTCATAGATACAGATAGCCATCTCGGTTAGGTCACTTGCGTGGCTTTTCAAGGTTCCCTCCTACCGGGGGGTAGCCTTCCAGCTACGCGTGCTCCTCCCTACATTAGTAATAATGTAGGCAAACAGAAACCATCTTACTCTGCTGGTCGGGATCCCTACGGACCCCGACCATGCGTAGTCAAGTTGTCGTTGGAGGATTAC